GGGATTCCTAACGTATTGTCTGATGACAATGTTTTTGTGGAAGGTCGCAGACAGAGCTCTCTATCAGCCAAGAAAAAGCAAACACTTCTACAAGATCCAGAGGCTATGGGTGCTGACATATATCGTAACTACCAACGCAATAAAATGCTAGTCGATCTGAATAGCTGCCCTGACCCTATAAAAAAGGATATTATAAATAAGTTTGAATCACAGGATCATGGAGGGAATAGAGGAAAAGTCTTCCCTTACTTGGTTGAAAAAAAATGTACACTTTTACTTGAAGTGGTGGAGGAGTTTATTTAATGAAGCTTGTATATGAAGTTTTGACTGAAGCGGCAAATGCTAGAAGCAAAAAAGAAAAGGTTGAAATTCTAAAGAAGAACGAATCATGGGCATTGAAAGATATTATCAAGGGGTCTCTCGATCCTACCGTGTCTTTCAATTTACCAGAAGGCCCAGTTCCATATGTGAAAGCAGAAGGCCATAACTTTCCTTCTAATCTACTCAAAAGACATAAAGACTTTCGATATTTCGTTAAGGGTGGTCCAGGCGATAAAATGCCCACCTTTAAACGGGAGTCGATATTCATCGGTCTCTTAGAGGCCATTCATCCCGAAGATGCAGAGTTGGTAGTATCAATGATTAATAAGAAGCTTGGTGCTAAAGTTTCGAGGTCAGTCATCGATGAGGCATTCCCTGGATTAATTCAAGACTGATGATGTTGCATCCAACAACCCAAAGGAAACCCAAACTCCATGATGGTCAACACTCAGATCGAAAGACTTAGAACTGATTCACGTAACCTGGACAATTATGCCCAGAAGTTAAAAAAACAAGGGAGAACAGACGTAATGTATAAGATATTGAAAAAGAAAGCCTTCCTTGATAAATCGATCAATGACCTAGTAAATGTTCAAAGTGTAGCTGCATAGGCTACAAATTATTTAAAAAAACCTCTTGTCATTCCCTTTCGATGCTTGTATGTTATTCATATGAAAACGAGAGGGAATGACATGAACACCGCATTCAAATTAGAAAATAAAAAAACTAATACCACTACGATTTTTCGTCCTATGCCAGATGGAAAGCTCGTAGATGTCATTCAAGTTGTTGACGACATGCTTGGCCTTGATATGGAAATGCCTATTGATGAGGCCCGTGAATTTTGGATGAGACTGATTAGAACTGGATTTGTGCAAGTAGAGGTGAGACAATGAATATCTTCATCTTATCAAATGACCCGTATGAGGCAGCAGTTCAACAATGCGATAAGCATGTTGTTAAGATGCCTACAGAATCCGCACAAATGCTATCCACCGCACATCGTTTGTTAGACGGTACTATGGAATTGCGTCCATCTAAGTCAGGTAAACGCATGGTGAAATATTGGAAGTTGTCGGATGAGCGTGAAGAAGTTCTCTACAAGAATGTTCATGAAGCGCATCCATGCACTCTATGGACAATCGAATCCGAAGCTAACTATTACTGGCACTATCGCCACTTCATAGCTCTATCGACAGAATATCAATATCGATATGGTAAGGAACATGGCGCTTGGAAAATTCTAAAAGATGAGTTGGCCACTGCCCCTAACAACATTCCTCGCATAGGCAGAACTCCATTCAAGTTGGCAATGAAAGATCAACCGCAGTGCATGAATGAATCAGACCCAGTTAATTCATACCGTGCGTTCTATAAAACCAAGCAAGATCGTTTTAAAATGAAATGGTCTAAACGTTCCACCCCAGAATGGTTTCAAGCAGCATGAAATATATCTTCGATGTAGATGGAACTCTAACTCCCAGCCGTTGTGAAATGGACCCCGAGTTCGCAGATTTCTTTTCAAAATGGATGCAGGATAAAGAAGTATATCTTGCCACCGGGTCAGATTATTCTAAGACATCCGAACAAGTTCCGGCATACATTCTACATACTTGTCATAAGGTCTATTGTTGTGCAGGTAATAGTGTATGGGTTAATGGTGAAGAAATATCTTCGAGTAGCTGGAAATTACCAGACGAATGCCGATCATTCCTCAAAACTTATCTAGACACCTCTTTATTTCCACTTCGTACTGGTACACATTTCGACGACAGACCTGGCCTATGTAATTTTTCAATCATAGGCCGAGGGTGTACACCTGAGCAAAGAAAACACTATGAAGCTCACGATAGAAACACCCATGAAAGAGCAGTTATTACAGAGGCTTTTAATTTTTTATTTTTCGAATTTAATGCTCAAGTCGCTGGGGTAACTGGTATAGATATAATGCCAAAAGGTAAGGACAAAGCCCAGATAGCAGATGATCTAGATGGTCCCATAACATTCTATGGGGATAAAATGGATCTTGGTGGTAATGACTATACCCTTGCACAAAGAGTTGAAAAGGCAATTATGGTAAAAGATTGGAAAGAAACTTATGCCTACCTATACAGTTAAAAGACGCGGTGAAGACGAAGAATGGGACGTGTACTGCAGCTATAAAGAGCTGGAAGAAATGTGCGAAGAATATGAATTAGAGCAAGTCATAAAAGCGCCTAATATTATTGGGGGCGTAGGACATTTACATTCTAAGGTCCCTGATGGATTTAAAGATAGACTGAAACAAATTCATAAAAATTCTGGGAGGAATAGTAGGGTAAAAACATGAGCAGATCATTGAACTCTGGCTCCATAAAGCTAGAGCACCTTACAGAGATTGAGCCCATTACTGAAAACCAAAAGCTTGCAAAGGGCTATTGGGAAGATGGTGATAATCTTGTATTGGCTGGATCAGCTGGTACAGGTAAAACATACCTTGGACTTGGACTGGCACTCGAAGCTGTCCTTGATAAAGAATACTCACAAGTGATAGTTGTTAGATCAATCGTTCCAACCCGTGACATTGGATTCTTGCCTGGTGATGAGGTTGAAAAGAAAAAGGCGTATACAAATCCATACGTTGGATTAGCAGCAGATCTATTCGATGATGGTGAAGCATGGGATAAACTGTTAATGCAAAAGAAAGTGCAGTTCCTTTCTACCTCTTTCATTCGTGGCACAACTTATGACAATGCTATTATTCTTGTGGATGAGATGCAGAATTTAACTTTCCATGAATTAGATTCTGTCTTGACAAGGGTTGGTGAAAATTGTAGAATCATTCTATGTGGAGACTATTACCAATCTGATTTTCGTAAGGAAGAAGAAAGGTCCGGTCTTCCTCGAATTCTAGAAATCCTAGAACATCTCAATAACTTCTCTATAGTAGAGTTTGGGTGGCAGGATATCGTAAGATCTGATTTCGTTAGGGACTATATAATGACTAAGGAAATGCTAGGAATCAAAAATGCCTAAAGCAAAATACTCCCCATGTATTAAAGTCTGCCAACAAGGCGCAAATGGGTACTGTCTCGGTTGTTATAGAACACCTGAAGAAATACGAGGGTGGAGGCACCTAAGTGAAGACGAACAACTGGATGGTATAGAAATGTTACGTGAACGTGGTATTAAACTTAAACTTATCGAACAAGTAGGAGTCGGTGAATCAAATGGCTAAGAGAAAGAAGCAAAGAGATTCTCGAAAAAGTAATGGATCGGTTGGCGTTATGAAATTGCCAAAAAATACCAATCCTCTAACTCGTGCTATAAATCAGGCTAAAGCCTTCAGGCAAGGTAAACGAGTTATGTTGACAATCGCTAATCCCAATCCGACTGAGACCGCTAAACGGTTCATTCGTGTAGATGCAAGCACAATTTGGAAATAAAAACGATGGCTAAATATTCTCGATTTGATCCAAGGAATAAGAAAAAGGATCGTAATAAAAATCGTAGTCTAAAAGGTGAGAAAAAAGTACATGATATTTACACATCGAAAAATAGATTTAGGGTACGAGGATCTTCAGGCACAAACATCGAAGATTGGTCGAACATACGAGACTCCGACAGGAAAAGCGTATCCTAGTATAACAACTGTATTGAGTATCCTCAGCGAGGATTCTATTAGAGCATGGCGAAAGAGAGTCGGTGAAGAGGAAGCAAACAAGGTCTCTCACCGTGCATCAACTCGTGGCACTAAAGTCCACGCTATCGTAGAGGATTATTTAAACAATGAGCCTATCGATCACCATCAGCCTGATGTGCGTGCTAGTCTTGCTAATCTGCAACCTATTCTTGATGCTAGGATCGGGGAGATTTATGGAATCGAAGTTCCTTTATATAGTGACTACCTTGGTCTCGCTGGCAGGTGTGATTGTGTTGCTATGTTCGATGGCGTACCTTCCATATTAGATTTCAAGACAGCTCGAAAAAAGAAGAAGCGTGAATGGATTCATAACTACTTCGCACAGGGAGCAGGATACGCCATTATGTTTGAAGAGCGTACTGGTATGCCTGTGCCGAATGTCGTGATTGTTATGGATGTCGATCATGATGATCCTCTAGTGTTCAAAGAGCATAGAGACGAGTGGACTAAGTTGCTCATAGATACGAATGAAACCTATAAAAAAAGAATGGCTACCAGATACCATTAGGATATAGAAAATGATAGAATTGGCTGATACGTCTTTTCTTTTGACGCCGAACCAAAATATTCACGATCCCGATATAGGTAGACAAGGTTGGGGTCATGTAAATACAAGTGATCTAGAAGTTATTCAAATTTTTACTACTGTCCAAGAAACAGTTAATCCGAAGAAAGTAATAGAAATTGGCATGTTTGCTGGGCACTCAACATGCATGATGTTTCAGTATTTCCACAATGTTGAAAAGATTGTGAGTGTTGATCCAAATCTATTTTCGAAAGGAGCTTCTATACCAATCAAAGAGAAGTTTGGATCTAAATTTCAATTCTTGGCTAC